CCATTTGCATCATCTCCGTATTTGTAAAATAATCCATTGTAATAATCTAGGCTATAACCGGATACTATAAATGAAGATAAAATTCTTTCTTCGGACTCAACTAAATATCTTGCCCAAGATGGACTCAAGTTATAAGCTTCCGCAGCTCTTCTGTTTACAAAGTTTAATATTTTTGAATCCTCTTCTGTAGTAAATGAACTAACACCAGCTAGTGCTTGTATTAGAGCTTTGAGATCTGTGTAAGTTCTATCTTGCATTATATTTTATTAGGGGAAAGTTCAGCAAATGTTTTATTGTAGTGCTTTAAAAATTCTTTGGAGTGCACTTCTTTGTGTCCGTACTTACCAGTAAGTCTAAAAAACTCACGAGCCGGCATAGTAGCTACTGGTTTTCCTAGTACTGGGTGCGTTGTTCCTTTTAAGTGTGCCGCTTGTTTGGCAGCGGCTGCTACTCTTTCGTGTTCTGTTTCTTTTTCTAATTGAAAACCATTTTTAATCTCTTGCATAAATGCAGAGTTTATTTCGTCATCTGTAAAATTTTTAGGTAGATCTGTAATTATATCCATAATTTATAAATAGTTTTAAATTAAAAAAAAAGGTAGGGGGCGATTACGCCCCCGTACCAGTTGTAAGTGTTAGGAGATACCTTCGATAACACCGTGTGCTTGTGGGTGATATACTGCAAGAGTAAGAGCACAATCCACGTAGCCACGCTCACCACCACCTTGGTTAGGTAGACGTGTTGATCCCATTGGGATTAACTCGTGAATACCAACGTATTCTGGGTTGATTAAGTATCCAGCTTCACCGGCTGATGAACCGAAGTCTGGCATACAATCTGGGTTACCGTTTACGATAGAAACGATACCGTGGTCTGACTGATATAAATCAACAGTAAGTTTGATTTCACCAGCTCCACCATCGTAGTTTACTGAACGGATGTTTTCAGTTGCACCAGCTGAAACGCGAGCGAAGTCGCTGATTAGACGGCGTAACTTAGTATCCGCAACCAATGTAAGGTCATTAGTTGTACCAGTTTCTTTGAAGATAGAAGTGATGATGTCATTGAATCCAGCTTCATTAAGAGCTGTAGAACCAGCTTCTGCTACTGAGTAGCGGCTGTCTGCTGGAGTACGGAAACCAGATGGAACATCTGAGTCAGCTGCGTTAGCTTCTAACCAGCGTCCTAAACCACGAAGGGCGTAAGCTGTGTCAGAACCGTTTTCTACTGCACGGTCTTGTGAACCAGCGATAGTTTTTTCTACGTCACGTTTAAGCTCGCGGATTGCTTTAGCTTCTGCTTGAGCGATCTTAGCTGGACCAACGGAATCAACTGCCTCTTGGAGGTCAGATACCATATAGTCGCGGCGGAACTTCTGTACGTAGTTACCAAGACGTGCACGTCCAGCGAACTGATCAGTGAATGTACTTACGTCAGCACCTTCACGGATACCAGTTGATGATGGAGTAGCTAATGCGTCTACTGTCCACTCTACGAATGTAGCCGATGCTTTCTGCTTTTGAGCAGATGAAAGGATTGGAGTTTCTTCTGGAGCAAGAATTGTCAAGACATCTGTCAAGTCTTCTCTGTTAGAAACACCAGCTCCCGGATTTGTTGTATCATATGTATTTGAGAATGCCATAGTGTTTTATGGGTTGTGTTATTTAACGATTTTTAATTTGTTGTGTTCTGAGAGTAATGAAATCACTCTTGTTGCCAGATTGTCTAAACCGTTGGTTAAGGTCTTTAAGTGCCTTAACTGACTTTCCCACAGTTTTGTCTGATGTTGCCCCAGCGGTAATCGCTGCCTTTGGAGGTGTCAACGTAGCTGACTTTGGAGCTTCTTTGACTGGTTTGCGTCCGTAGATACTGTTCGCTGCGTGAGCCATCAGATAGTTAAGTTGAGCTGCAACTTCTGGATCTGCTTTCTCGCGTAGTGAATTGAATCTAGGGTCTCCAATCATAGCTTCGTAGCTTTTGCGTACGTCATTATCTTCTCCTTGTAACCAGTTTAATTCTTGTTCAGCTTGTGTATCAAAAGCTTCTTTGAGCTGATGAGATTGCTGTACTCTTTGAACTGTTTGTAACTGAGCTGGTAGAAACTTATCACGAGCTTTACGTGCATTTAATAGGCTTTTACGCACATCTGCTTTTGTAAGTTCTTTACCTTCGACTTCCGTTACAACATCTTCGGGTCCGTAGCCGTCTGCATTGAATAATGTTTCCTCTGCCCACTCTATAACTTCATTTACTTCTTTCGCCTTCTCTTGTAATCCTTCTAGCGTATCTACTGATTCGTATGGATTATTGGCTACCGTTTGAGTCTCTAATGGATTATTATTTTGCAGTGAAGCCTCCATCTCTTTTAGTTTAGCTTCAGCAGCTTTACGCTTTGCTGTTAGCTCCCCAAATCGAGCGACTGCTCTACTTCCTAGCTTTTCGGATAATTCTCGAAGATCTTCTTCGGACATATCATCTAGATCTAACTGTGAAAGAACATCTGTTGAACCTTCTGGTTCTTCAGTTTGTTCAGCAACGACTTCTTCACTTGCTTCTACCTCTGGACTCTCGACCACGGCTTCTTCTGTTACTTCATCTGTTGCTTCAACTGGTGGAGCTTCTTCTTGAGTTCCCTCATTTAGTTGCCCCAAGCGGCGGTTTACAAAATCCGCTGCTGACATATTTGACTGTGACGCTGTTGTTTCGGTTGAGGGTTCAGCGACTCCCTCTGTGATTTCGTTTGACATAATGTTTGCACTCCTTAACGCCGAGCGATGGCGATGATTATATTATAACTTATATATCAAGTTAAATTCTGTCAGAAAATTTTGTTTTGAGATTACGCCAGTCACACATCTGTAATATCTGATCGTAAGTAAGTATACGTCCAGATATTTGTTGTATCTGTTCGTTGCTTGCGTTATGTAATTCTTCTATTGTTTCCTCGCGGAGGTCAGAGATTACTTGTAAAAATCGAGCAAAGTGCTCGTGATTACTTAATGCTTGTAAGTCTGTTTCTAAACTCATAAATTATTATTGTAATTATTGTGCTGCTGAACGCATAAGTGCTACTGTACGTGGTCCTCTAGTCTTAACTTGTTTGTACCACTTTGAATCAACCATCTCATCGGCTGCTGTACTGTAATCATTCTTCTCTAGTGCGGCTTTCATCTTTTTGAATGTACTTAATTTACTGTATCCTAAATTAAATGACATATCAATTAATGCCATCTGTACATTCTTAGGTCTGCTCTTAATATTTGGATCAAACTTTTTTAAATCCTCTACAGCCCTAGACATTGAATAACTGTATAAAGCAGATATTTCTTTGTCAGTTAGTTCTCTTTTGCCGGACTTGAGTTCATCTCTGTTTAACCCTAATGAATCTAAGATTGGTTGATTAGTTTTATCTTCTAGATTAAAACCTACGCCGATAGACATATTGCCTAATGAATCCTTGTAAGCTTTCGGTCTTACACCTTCATTGACTCCTATCATTTCTGCTACCTCTTGGGCACCTTTATTTTTTGCTACTGCTCTAGCTACGTAGCCTTGTGCGGATAAATTATCAGCCATATTATTAGATTCCTTGTGTGTTAATATCTCCCATCTGAGCTGGCTCTGTACCGACTCTACCGATTTGGGCGTTCTGTGCTTGTTGCATTTGGAAGGTATACTGTCCGGCGTACTTCTCAAGTCTAGCAGCAAAGGCTTCATCTGATTGAAGTCTTTGAGCAACGTCTGGCTGAGAAGCGTACTGCTGGATAACAGTAAGAGCAATTTGAGCACCGTTAGGACGTGCCGGCATTTCAATACCAGCAAAGATTTTAGCAAGGTCATCTGTTACTTGTCGTACAACTTGTTCTTGAGCCGCTTCTGTAGGTTGTAGCACACGATCCGCGAGTACCGGATCAATACTGTTAGCAGCTGCATCGAGTAAGTTATCAATGTTAATGCGACCACTGCGATCCAGTTGCGTGAGAGCAACCATTTGTTGAAGTTTCTTTTCTTGAGTTTCTGGATCCGAATTGAGGACATCATAGGATATGATTATGTCGTAGTTCTCATCGGGGTTACCTTTGTTGAAAACCACGGGGTCTGGCGATCCGGTAACTCTAAAGAAAACTGAGTCCGGTCCAAACCGCTGGAAACATTTATAGCACATCTGTAAAACCTCTGCGGAGTGCTGCAAGAACTTGTCCACTAAAAATTGTTTACGTACTTGTGAGATTTGAGATGTTTCATCAAGCCCACAAAGTCTGTCCGCTTGTGCCTCCATTGTCTTTTCTATTTCAATAGAACCTACTGGTGATGGAGGAGTTGGAGCAAAATCAAGGTCTCCTTTTCGGCGGTAAGGTATCATCCTTCCGGGACCCCAATCTGTTGGTGCTTGACCAACGGGGTGAAGAATCGGAGGTAGAGTCGCTAGACTGTTTCTATCAATACGTGAATCCCGCTCGACCTTTACTTGATTCTGTATTCCGCGAAGGATGTCTGGAATAGTTTGAGTATCATAGAGCCTCTTACTATCTTCAGAAAGTTTTGTAACTACTACTGGATAATCTTCGTATCCGTTCAATAGCTCGAACTTGGCGTAGCCTTCACTGTATTCCTTGTGGAAGACTGTGCAGTAAATACCTTCGGAACCATCTTCTGGATCAATCAGTCTTTGGTATCCGTATACTATTTCAATTAACTCATTTGCTTCATAAGCGTTGTCAGTTAATGATGTACTTCTACGTCCTTCTTGTTCTCTCTCGATGCTATCAATGTTTACTCCGCGATATTTGTCTATCATTGTTTCTACGAAGTCAGCATCCCATCCATCTGTGATTACTTTGTTCTCTAGCTCTTGAGCTGTATAATAAGTTTTCCAAAAACAGTATGGTGCACGCTGTGGGTCTGTAACATACGGAGGAAAGAAAAAGTCTCCGTCCGGTGCAAGTGTTTTTACTTCGGGAGCATCAACTTGTCTACGAACTATAGGTAACTCTGCTTCGCCAGTTTTGCGTAAATCCTTGAGAGCTTTCTTAGCTCTTTTCTTAGTAACTCCCGGAAATGTTGCTTCTAGTAAAGCAATCAACTCGTCATCATTCTCGCCGGCTTCAATGAGCTCAACAACCTCTGGAGCTATTTGTGCAATCTGATTTAGATCTAGTCTCTGTAAAAATCTACGGTCTTCTCTGTGCCAACCTACGTATGTAATCAATAGACCTCTTTCTAATAAATAATTAGCACCGAGTTCCATTTCTCTTTTGAAACGCGGAATGTATCCACTAGATACCATCCACTTCAAAAAACTAGATACTACTTTACTTCTTGCGATGTCTGTACTCTCTACCGGAAACGCTCTTACATTAGAACGATTAAGAGAAGACATAAACAGAGATACAAGACGAGTAATTCTTTCATCAATAGTGTGTGCCTCCATATCAGCAGCACCTTCCCAAGGGAATGCATCAGCCCCGTGCTTTCTGTGGTCACGGCTTTTACCAGCCCACCAATTACGTCTGTCATCATAGCTTGTACGACACAGATCGAAATACGCTTCGAGCTCTACAACAGTTTCGTCATAGGCGTAACGTAAAGTTTTAATATCGGGCTCTTTCCCTACGTAAGTAAGGGCTTCTGAAATTGAGTCACTTTGCATAGGTGATTACTCTTTTATTATTTTTCTCTTAAAGGGACTTCCAGTAGTGATAGCTTTTTTATCCAATCTACTTAATTTTTCCCTAGATTCTTTACGTAATTTTTCACTTCTAGGAGACATTCCTAATGTACCCAATTTTTTGAAATCAAAATTACTTAGTTTATTTTTTAAATTATCCATATTGATTTTAAGTTTATTTAATATAATATCATATGTATCAACTGTACTAAGTACGTTGAGGTGTTCGTACCCAATTATATTTTGGTGTATCTGAACTATTGTCAGCTTCGAGGTATACAACTTTACCTTTCGGAAAAGTTCCTTTGAATCTCAAAGGTATTCGTACTGGTACTTTCTTAGATAGTTCCTTTACGTACACCATAATAAAACTAGGATTAGGAGCTTCGTGTAATACCGGTCCTCTGTAAAGGACTGGCATAGAGATGAACTCATCTAGAACTCTTTGTCCGTCATCATTGATCCACGTGTTTTTACCTCTTCCGGTAACCATATCTTCCTCTAGTTCTTTGAAAACTAGGTCTAAGGCTTCCTCGAAAGGTATGCCGTATTCTTCTGCTAGTGCTGTTAATTTTTTCTTGGGCATCAGTAGCCTCCTTTTGTATGTGTTATAGTTTGATAATCTCTAGCGTCTATGTGGTCGGGTCCATCTCCGGCGTTCGCCATACGTAAGTAACGAATGACATCAAAGAAGTCCTTGAGGGGTTCGTCCGCTTTTCCGTTAGAGTTATAGTTAATTAAAGAATCTATTAAGTTGCCGCAGTCCTTATGTATATAACACATAGGTTTGTTGGCTTCGTCTATCGGTACGTTAGGATTATAACTGAACCACTCGTCCAACGCAGTGATCCCTAACTCCTCTGTACGTCCGTCACTAGGAATGAAGTTCATACCGTAATCATAGAAGGCTGTGAACAAATCATCATTGTTTTCATTTTCTCTTGCAAAGTATCTGGAGTCACCGATTCTTTCGATTACCTCAATCCCTAACTCCTCTTCTATTTCATTGAAGAGTTCTACGTAGCCCTCTACGTTGTACCCCACCTTTTTCGCGGCTGGTCCAAAACGCCACTTTGGATCGCCAAAAACTGCCCACTCTCCGTATGAATCACGGTCGGGGAACTCTCTTCTAATATAGACATTATTATCTCTATCAACTCCAGCCCAGATTGCAACATAGTTTCTTGCTCCGGCGGGGTCGACCACTTGATAACAGCTATAGTTGGACTTATCAGTGATGTCTGGAAATCTTCTTCCGTATTTATTGGGTACTTCGGATAATACATTTACTTCTGTGTTAAATAATGGTAACAGACTTGTCATTGACTTCACGGGCATACCGTAAGCACGAACCATAATCTCTTCCTCTGGTCTGCCACGAAGGTCTTTTGCTATACGTTCGTATCCGCCGAATGGGTTCTCGTCTGAGTGCAGATACACAACACCAGCATCTCTTTCGGGGCTGTACTGCTCTATAGGCAGCTTCTTGTTCTTGAGTAGCTCTGCTTCTCTTGTCTGTAAAGTCTCGGCACCCTTGAGGTACTCGGATATAAATGGTGTGTACCCA